TGAGGGGGATGGAAACAGGGATGTAGCGTTCGGTTCGGTCAACCATCCGAAAGTGCTTTACGTAAATGGACTCTATGAAACAGTTGGCATAAACACAATAACCCCTACTGATACACTTCAAGTTGTAGGCGGAGATATAAATATAGATGCAACCGCCAACATCCAGGTAGCCAACGCCGACCCCAAGAAATCTGTGTTTGTCCCTGCGACGGCTATGTGGCCCTCAACGACCAGTGGGTGTTCAGCCATTACTAAAAGAGAACTTGGAACGAATGATGTAGATTTGCAAACAATAGACTTTGATAAAGACAGTGATGAGTTTGCACAGTTCAATCTTATTATGCCTAAGAACTGGGATGCAGGGACTATTACTTACCATATGGTTTGGACAGCAAGCGGGGCTTCTTCTGGTGGTATATCCTTTTGGCTTCAAGGTAGGTCGTATGCTGATAATGACGCTTTAGACCAAGCCTGGGGGACAGCGATTGAGGTTACTGATAGCTGGATAGCCAATGATGACTTACATCAAACAGCCGAGAGTGGGGCGGTTACTATCACAGGAGCTACTGCAGGGGAGTATTGCCACTTCAGGGTATATAGAGATGTAAGTGATGCTTCAGATACAATGGATGCAGATTTACAGCTAATAGGTATTCGTTGCGAATATACTATATCTCAATATAATGATACGTAGAATTATCTATTTAGTTGGTGAAATTTAGTATGAGCAGAACGTGATGGAAAAAGAAGTAAATTATCAATTGAATCGTTTGTTTTATTTTTGTCGATATGATGAACTATTTCAGATTTTTTGAGGTAGCGACCAAGATGTTTTTCCATAACGCTTGGAATATGGGATAGGACAATATAGTGATACGTAAAATGGCTAAAATGAAGCCATTATTTGTATCGGGATTAGGTAGATCCGGAACAACCATTACTGCTCGGTTGCTTAACAGCCATCCAGAGGTAAGCATGACCGTTGAGAAGCGGATAGTGAATACCATGATTTCCTATATCAAGGAACTCGACTTGAATAATTGGGCTTCTTTAAAAGCTAACCCGCATCCATTTTCTTACAGCGTAGGAAGCATAGATGAATGGGTTACAATAAGGAAGGCATTGGCTTTAGGTTTAAGAAAAGGATACGAACTTACCCATACGAAACCGAAAATAAAGTATTATGGGGATAAGTTCCCTCCATATTATAGGTATCTCACTGCTTTAAAAATAATATTTCCAGATTTTAGAATGATTATTTGTCGTCGGAACATGAAAGACTTAGTAAAATCCTACACCCGCCAGTATTGGGCCAATGATGACTGGACAAAACAGCTTCAGTTCGAGAGGTATAAATTGGACTCGATAATAGATGGTATTAAAGACAATCCGAACTTTTTTGTATTAGATCTTGAAGAGCTGAAGAAGAAACCAAAGGCAACCTGTAATAAGTTGGCTAAGTTTTTGGGACTTGAGAATAAGTTTAATGCAAAAATGATTAAAGGAGAAGGGTGATGAAGTATTGTGTGTATGACAAGACAAGGGAATGTGATGAAAAATGCGCTGGTTATACGATAAAAAACCTGAGCAGGATGGTGTAAGATATAAAGCACCCTTTTGTGTGCGCCTCAAAGCCAGAATAGGTAATCGTGAAAAAGAATAAATATCCACTAATTACTATAGTGAGTCTGTTTTCAGCAAGGTGGGCTTCTCTTAGTTTCTACCTTCAAGGACTAAAGACGCTTGACTATCCCAAAGATAGGCTTCGGCTATTATGGTATTGTTGTGCCAATGAAGTATTTTTTGATACCTTAAAGATTATATCGGAGTCTTTAAAAGGCTATGAAGATAAGCAGGTAATACATGATGATAGCATTCCAATATCCCCCATAGCCCATGCCGAAATAAACTTTAAGGAGGACGCAGAAGTGCAGTTGATGAACTATATACTGCAACTTAATACGATCGCCGCTCTCTATAATGCGGTATTCAGTTACGTTAAGACAGATTATGTGTTTTCTTTAGAAGATGACATATTAGCACAGCCTCAAAACCTTAAAAATCTTTTATCGATTATTGAATCACATCCAAAGGCGGTAGAAGCGATAGCCGCAATACAATGTAGGCATAATAAAGATACTATAGTCTTATGGGATTTGAAACAGGCCCCTCAGTATCATAGGGGCAAGATCAAAATGGTGAAGGTGCTGACCCCGGTAGCAAAGCCGTGGGGAATCAGGAAAGTAGCCGCAGGAAATCTGGGTGCGGCACTTTTTAAGCGCTCAAGATGCCCTAAAGTATTTAAGAAAAAGGGTGGTCCATTTAGGGCCTCGGAGAAACCAAGAAATTTTGATAAGCCGTATGGAGTAGATAACTTAATAGCACTTGATATATGGAAGTATGGAGGTGAAGTATATGGCTCGTTCGAGGACAGGCCATACCATATCTCATCGCAAGCGATGGCAGGGTAAGAAAGCCATATCCGCTGCTCTTGCTATGAGCATGATAATTACTCGCGCTTATGCTGGTAATAAGTTGCCTGACAAACTTGAGTTAAAATATGAGGTTGCCAATAAAAACGTCAAGGCAGCGAAAATATTAAAAAAGATACATAAGGATATTTCCTTTACGAAGGCAGAGATTAAACTGGTATTCGGGCCACCATACGGTAAACCATTCTTTTTCGGATGAAAGCTACTCTAATAAATAGGATAAGATTAAGGTTTCATGTGATAACTCACCTGCATAGAGCAGAGTGGAAGCATAGTAACCCTGATAGTGATATAGCGATATTCTGTTTGTATTGTAGATACGGAAGATAAATGGGACAAGAATAAATGCCTAAAATAGACTGTTTTATTGCTGATATCCGTCATAACAGGATGAGGTTAAACCCTCTGACCGGTGAATATATAGGTTTGTCAGAATCTGCCATCCGTAATTTTGAAGAAATGGTGCTAGATGAGGCGGATAGGGAAGTTCGGTTACATGGAAAGTTCAGGTATCTATCTGGTAGGGTGTGGAAGGCTTGGGATCGGCATGTCCATACAATCAGCCGAAAGAGGTGGATCGGCGGAGAGAAAGGTGTTTTGGTAGATGGACAACCTCCTAGTCATTGGCCTCGGATGATGTTGCTAGATCCTCATGATGAAAAGCCTCATGCTGTATTATGGGTGGCTAAGGAACCGGAATATCAATTGTACTACTGCTACAGAGAGGCCTGGTTAAAGGATAGGACTTTCGCGCAGGCGTGTGAGGAGATAAGAGATCAGGAGGTTGGTAATAGAGATAAGGTGCTATTAAGAGTTATGGACCCTAACTTTGGACCTAAAACACAGGGTAATACCAAAACAACTGTAAGAGATGACTTTGAGGTAGAATCGAAAAACATAGGTTTTCCTATGAGATTTGCCTATGGGGATGACCATAAGGCTATGGGTCGTACGAAAGTAGCTGAAATGTTATGGTATGATACCAAGTTTCCTATAAGTGCCATAAATCAACCGGCTCTTTATGTATGTGATGACTTAGCTATGTGTATATATCAGATAGAACATTATATCTGGCCAGATCGGGATGAGAGTAAGCCTGATCCAATGATAGAGAGGCCTGTTAATAAGCACAGTGATTTTCCAGACTTGCTTCAATACATGTCTTTAAATAATTGGACGAGTGAGCCACCAGAGATTATACAAGGGGTAGGGAACTCATATGCATAAGAAAAGGAGAAATTTTGATGGGTAAAATTGGTGATGTGGTAAAGAAGGTCTTTAAGAAACCACTGAAAGCTAAAGAGGAAGAACAACAGGATAAGCAAGAGAACCTAGATGTTCAGTTTAATCTTGGAGAAGTTAAGGAAAAAGAAGTCTGTGATATGCTAGAGCTGATGGTTGAGGATGATACGGCATCCAGGGCAGAGTTTATGGCTAAGCGGCAGGAGTGCGTGCGGATGTATGAGGGTATTAGGGAGCCGAAGAATAATCCTTGGCCGAATTGTAGCAATATTTCAACTATGGTAACTACTGTGGCCTCTGATCTTCTTCATGCAAAGTTATATCCTATGGTGTGGAACCCTAATACTATGCACTGGGTGGGGCGCGAACGGCATGATGTAGAGGTTGCTGAGAATATTAAACAGACGATGTCCTGGGTGGTATCCCCAGCAGAAATGAATTTTGAGCCTACTGTGGATGACATCCTTCATACTTTGGTGGTGGATGGTACTATTATAGGTAAGAAGAGGTGGATAACTTATTGGACTTATGTTACGAGATTAGTACCGAAGGTATCGGCCAATGCTATTATTGAAGGCCGGGTGGAGTACGAGGTTAAATATGATTATATAAAGCGCGAAAAATGTGTTGTTGACCTGAAACCTATAGAGAGGGTCTTTCTTCCGTATGAGGGCGGGACGGATGAGAATACTATTGACCATATAATTGAGGAAATTTGGTACACTCTGGCTGATTTGAGAGATTTGCAAGCACAAGGTCTTATTCCAGAGAGAATAAAACTGGATGATCTTGCAGCCAGCTTGGATGATCTGGAGGAGTTTAGCGGCACGGCTCAGGAACGGATGGGTGCTGAGGGTACAACCGCAATCAATACGCGCAAGGAGAACTACAAGATTAAGTGCTGGGAGGGCTATGTAAGATATGTGGTAGGGGATGACAAGATAAGGAAAGAGTGTGTATTTTTGGTGGCGGCCAAGCCTAAGAAATACCTAGCTGGGAAACCCTTGCATGCTGTTTCAAGGATAGGTAAAAGACCTTGGATTATTAGACCCTTCTTAAGGCGGCCGGGGAGGATATACGGTAAGAGTATACCGGAGTTAACATTAAATCTTCATAAGGAAATGGATGCTATTCACAATCAACGTATAGATGCTGGTAATATGGCTATTGCTCCGTATTTCTTCTATAGAGCGGCTAGTACTACCCAGCCACGTACTATTACGGTGGGCCCGGCTACTGGTGTGCCTTTGGATGATCCGCAGAGAGATATACAATTTCCAAGCTTTCCTACATTTGGGCTGCAGGTGTCGTTCCAAGAGGAACGGATTGTAATGGAAATGATTGAACGGCTGACGTTCTTAACTCCTGCCATGCTTGGGAAGGAACTGGCATCCCGGCCTACTGTGAGGGGTACCTTGGCGGTAATGTCCCAGGGAGAGCAGAAATTCGGGTTATTAGCGCGGAGGGTACAGGGTATCATAAGTGATATGTTGACATCAATTAAGCAATCGTAT